ATATCCCGGCCCAGCTGAGTTCGTGCTTCGTCCTGTAACCGTTGTGGACTGCCAAGGAAATTACGAACACCCGCCGCAGCTGTGAACGCTCGTTCAGTGGCGGCATGTCGCGCAAAATCTTTACGCCGCTCTGCCTCATCATCTATGCCTCTAATACGCGCCATTTCGGCCTGTTCTTCGGCCTGTTGGCGTTCAAAGGATGCTTGCTGTGCAAGGGCCTTGCCCTGCGCTCTCTGCGCCTTTGCGGTTAACATGGTTGACGCAACCATCAGGCCGATAGTGACTGGATCGCCCATTAGAATACGACCTCCTTTTCCATTCCCAATACTGTCAAGGGCAGGGGGGCGCTTTCTGTCAGCGTGACCTGACCGAGCTTGTCATAACCCAGGACATAAAATTCATAGTTTCCGGTTTTCGTCGCTGGCGCCGCGCTCAGATCATCCGTTACGTCATAGATTGGAAGAACCTGGGTGCCGAGCGTTACTGTATAGGAGTTAAGAAGAGCCACGTTTACCTTCGTTACGCGCTTCATCTCCCCCATAATCGAGCCATTGGCGAGGCCGATTTCGATAGGCAAATCCTTCAGCGTTACACTGTAATCAAAACCGATATCAATATTGGTGTAGGCTTCTGTGGTCGTAATCGCGCTTGAAGATACCGTGTAGGTTCCCGCATGGGTTGTAGTGGTATTGTCCACCACATCCACGCTCGCGGCTTGTAAATGCGCTAATCCCGACCAGGAGGTTGTTGCGGAAGCCGTCTTTGTAACAGCGCAATCCAGCGTCACATTGTAATCCAGCTTTTCCAGGTAATAGACCGTTGCGGAATTGATCGTGCGCTGGACGCAGAAAAATATGTCATCCTCGATAGATGTTATCGATATGAATTTATCCCCGGTTCGGGTTGTCCATTTTGACCATCCCGCTACGTTCTCTGAGCGCATTGTGTTTAACTGCGCTATCGAGCCATCCGTATTGATGATGTAACAATACTGTTCGGGATGATCGTCAGAACCGGAAATAACTTCTGCATCCACAGGTGTTCCAAAGATATCCGGCACCAGCTTGGATACGCTGTCTGCTGAATAGGCTTGTTCGATATCCGAGAAGGTAAACTCCCGAATATGTTTGCCTGTACGATCTGGAAATAACGTAACGCCATCCATCTTCCGCGGCGGCACTTCAAGAGAGCCGAATGTCGTTTGCTCACGAAATGATATATTCGCTGGTGCAAACGGATTAGCCTCCGTCGTCGGAATGTACCATTCGCTTTCATTAGTGAAAATTTCCAGGTGATTTGAGGCGACCAAGTGCATAATCGTATTGCTTTGATCGCTACCAATGGTCGCCTGGATACCCTCATCATCAAGGCCGGTCCCAAGGTTGAAGTTAAAAAATGCCCCAATCTTGGACGCAAACAATGTATCGGGAAGGCTTTTGCCACCACCGAATAAAAGACGTTCCTGAAAAAACCGCGCTGTTCTCGGATAACCCTTAACACTGCTGAAAGCCGGTTCATCCCAATCGATGTCTGCTGTCGTCGCGGCCAATGTTTCGCGTACACTCCCCGCCATAACCGTCGAGGATGTAAATCCGGTCAACATAATTTCCTTGCCTTTATACCGGATGATTTCATCAACATAGTCAGATGTGAAATATCCGCTCGACAAGGTGACGGTAATAGAACCCGATGTGCCGCTAGGAGTTAGCGTAATGCCTTCATCAGCATATTTGTAATAAGGCTGGTTAAGCGGTGCGCCGGATGTGTGCTGCTCAAACGTAAACGCGGCCCATGTAAAACTAGAGGCGCCGGTGCGCGTTAATTTATAAATTGGATGATCTTCGTGGACGACAATCATCGTATCTGCGGTCTGCGCCCAGCGTATTTCAAAAAGCTGTGCCGCCGTATAAGGAACACCGGAGGTAATCGACTGATCTACAGAACCGTCTGATGAATACACATCGATGCGGCTTTCCATAAACGCTACGATATATTGCTGGCTTTCTGAAAAGACGAACTTGGCAAGCCGCGCCTTTTTATTCAGTGTTGCCAAATAGCTCGTACCGGGACGCCGGGATGCACCCCCATGTAACAAAGGCCGGAAATTCGTGAGTGTTTCAACACCGTTTCGATAAGCGTCGATATCCGAGCGCAGCCGCATACCCGGATCAAGTTGACCGGCGACGAAATTATTTTGCAGACGCCGTAGTTTCTTGACCATCAGCCACGCGCTCCACGCAGCCGCGCCCCCGTCAGGCGGGATATATTTGCACGTTTTGCGGTTTGACCTTGAGCATCGTTACGCCGCGACTGCGCGAACAGAACAGCGCCTTCTTCTGACAGAACAGCCGCCATCTTGTCATCCCGCGCCAGCGACGTTGCAAATTGCGCGGCCAGCCCGGTAACTACCGATAATAGAAAATCGGCAGGCCAGTCATTCTCATCGACACGGTAGGTATAGATCGCCACTACATCATCAGCGTCGTTATCCTGATTGGTGTAGATCAAATCCTTGAAACGTTCGAACTCAATGTCCCGATCACCGTACAGTACACGATGAAGAACAAGAAGATCGCTGGGAACATCATAACCGTAGTCCCACATCTCAAGAGGCGTATCTGAGTTCTTGTTGAGGGAGAAATCTTTCTTCGCCCAATTCCACCGTGTCAGCGCCAGCTGGCCGCGTACATAGGTTTCATAGAGCGTGGACGCAACGGAGGATTCCGTTGTGCCGTCGGTAAACGAAGTAATCGCCGCGCCGCCGATACGGACGAGCGCTTGATTGGCTACGGAGATATCGGTTTCGGCCATATTGCCTCACAAGAATGTGAGCGGAAGGTGAGTCGCCTCACCCTCCGCTCGACACTCTCTAATCGGTGTCCGTCATCGAAATGGCGGTGCCGTCTGACACGTCTACATTTGTCCCATCGTTCGACAGAACCTGCATGATCGTCATGGTAGGTGTGTTCGAATCATAGACAAATATAGTGTCACCGACTTGTAGCAACTCAGCCGCATTAGCAAAGTAATTGGCCGAATCCACACTTGCCTTGGCATCTGTAGACGTATAGTGCCACAAAGTGTAACTGTTGCCGTAGGCAAGTGCCGTCAGACTTGTACGAGAAAAAGCCATCTTTCAACCCTCCTACGATTCCTGACACGAAACTTCGATGATGCCGTTGGCGTCGATCAAAACTGCGTTCATCTGCATCTTGTTTACAAACAGATGAGCTTGCTTTGTACCTTGCCACGTCACGTCGAGTTCCACGTCAGCCCCGATTGCGTGACCAATCGAGGACCGGTGATAGGCAAACGTCTTGCGAATACTGCTCGCAACGTCTAACCCGGAAAAAGCGAACATGGTGAAACCAAGCCACCGCTTGGCCGTTACACCGTCAAGCCATGGGCCTGTACCTGGACCGATATAATCGAGACTTGCGAACTCGGTAATATCCATCAGGTCAGTCCATTGCTGGAAGCCCATGACCCAGAAGCGTCCTTCGTCTTCGGGAACATCGTTGTTACCGAGAGTTTCAAACGCCGAAGTGACCTTGGCCTTGGTCAATGCCGCCGAGCCGTGTGCGATGGTGCTTGTCGTGGCGTCCATCGCCGTTGTTATCAACTCGTCGGTTTTACGACCAAGCGCCCAGGCACCGGAACTGGCGGCTACCATGCGCTCGTCAATGTTGATACGAAGCTCATCGAGATCATCGATGTATTCACTTGCGTACCAGTCTTGCAGGGTGACGTTGACGTTTGTATGCGCGAGATTCATCGGCGAAACGTCACCGCCCCTTGACTTCTGCGACGCCGCGCCCTTGGCAACTTTCTGAAAAGTTGTCTTGTTCGAGACGTTGTTCTTCGTTCGAACAGTATTCCGTAGCTTCGAACCTTGGCGTTGGTAAGCCATATGAACGTCAGCTTCAAACTGCTCGATGAAGGCAGTAGAGATAGTGTTGGCTGCCATAACTAGCCCTCCACTTCTTCTTCATCCGTTGGTCTGACGGTTTGGCTGTTTTTCCGTAAATCCGGTTTGGCCTTACGGGGCCGGGAACGGTTTCACAGGGCCGCTTAAATGACCTCTGGCCTACATGCCTCCTATCCGCCTGTCGGATTGGAGGGTGCAGTTGCTTTGTTGCCGGGATAGGCACGCTTCCAAGCGGCCTCCACTTCAGCAACATATGTTTCGTCGCGCTGTAGGGGGTCCCAATAGCGCGGATCATTTTGCATAGCCTTAATCTCAGACTTGCTTTTCGGCGCGTTGGGAACCGGCGCTTCGCTGCCATTGTTCACACGCGCATTTTTCGTAAGGGATTGGATCTCCTCTACCATCTTAATGCCGTTAGCCGTTGTCACCACACCTTCCAGGGCCTTATAGGAATCTTCGGTCAGATTGGCCTTGGCCCAAAGATTTACGGCCTCAATTCGCTCGGAGCCGTTGCTGCCAAGCGCGGCCACTTCGGCATCGTAATTCGGCATGTTGGCGGCTTGCATTTTCACATATTCGGCTATTCCGGCATCAAACTTGTCTTGACCAAACCCGTTGTCATATGCCGTTTGCCGCCACCATGATAAAAGCGGATCGTCTTCATTCATTTGCCATTCGGTGCCTTCGGGCAGGGCATCGTCCGGTATATTGAATTTATAGTCCTCAACCTTTTCTGGCCGGTCTTTTATCTGGCCTTGCGTTACTTCCTTTTCCACATCAGCCCGGACTTCATTGCGCCATTCTTCCGCAGTCTTGCCGCCACGAACGATACGGCTGAGTTCTTGCTCTTGATGGCTGTAAGACGTTGCCAATGCCTCGATGTTCGCCTCGCCTTTGCCGTTATCCCAGAACTTTTCTGGCATCCACTCAGGACGAGCGGTTTCCGTACCGTTGATTTCTACTTCGGCATCAGAAGTTGCGCCGCTATCATTTTCGGCCTGTAAATAGGGGTGGGGGGTTCGGATCAGCATCAAATTCCCTTTTTGCCTCGTTCTATCCGTTGGAGGGTCAACGCAACTTGATAACGCTGGCCTTCAAGATGGCGCAACGCACAATCCTCAATTCCAGCGCCCGTGACGTTGTTCATGGTGATCGAGCGTACATAATCGATCCATTCTTGACCGGCTTTGCTTTTGAATACTTCAGCCGCCAGGGCGTTTAGTTTCCTTTCCGAGTCTGCGCTGCGCCGGATGCCGTCAAGGCCAGTGCGATGACCGGACTTGGCAACCTCGCGTAAATCGACAACTCGATCCCATCCCGATTTACGTTCCGTCATTGCATTGCACCACCGCCACCGCCTATGGCTTTAGCCAAATCCTGTGGCGGCACACCTTCTTCCATAGCCTGTCCAGCCATTTGTGACACTTCCTCAACAAGCTGCTTGCGCTCAAGATCAGAACGTATGAGATCTTTCGGCACGCCCCAACGCTCGGCCAGATACTTTGCGGCTTTTTCCTGATCGAACATCATGCCGACCATTTGCGGTCCAAAACGCATTTGTATCTGCTCAACACAGCGGTCCACATTGAGAATGTCTTGCTGCTCCTGGGCGCGGCCCAAAGGCGATACCGGATGTACGCGGATCTCCCGGCCATTGATTTCCGGCAGATTGATGCGCCCTCCACGCTTCAGGATATACGCCATACGACGCATAATCGGCTGGGTTTTTTCCGTCTGTATCCGCCCGAACGGAGAGCCGGTTTGGCGGGAAAACTCAGCCAACCGCTCGGTGATTTCTGTGGCGGAACGCACTGGTTGCTCTAATCCGCCTAGCGGCTGATCGTACATTGCCAGACGGATCTTGTTTTGCAGATCCTCCAAAATGAGTTGGCTGACATCGAAGCTGCCGCCTGGTTGTAAAGGTCGTATGCCATTAGACCCTGCCGATATCGGAATCATCGTACCGGCAACAAACTGTACGGTATGCGGGTTTATGGTCGTGTCGTCGTCATATTGCCACATACCGGTAATAGCGGTTTCGGCGTTTTCGAGTGTTAGCTCCACCACCAGATTAGCGACCTTAATATCCGGCAATGCGTTGAGTAGAGGGCCGCGTCCGTAGACCTCCGATGAGGACGTAGACCAGCGGAAAATAATCCACGGTGAAGATCCGGGGCCTTCAAATGTGTCTTGTTCGATAGACTCCTGATGCTCAAGAGAAATGATATCATGGAGATATTTCTCCGGACCCAACGGATTTGAGCGGTCCCGCAACGTGGTATTGATGATCGTGATTTCCCGCTCCGGTGCATCGCGTATATCCTTTGCGACCTTATCCGGCATTGTGGCCTTGGGCCATAATTCAGGAATTTGGTGAACCTTGATCTTGCGCGGCCAAAATACGCCGTCAATCGAAGAAAACGGCCCAGGCTCAAGTACCAGTTCCGGCAGTGGAACGGCACGGAACTCAATCAATTGGTTCAGCGTACCTTCCTCACATAAAAGCGCACCCGTGCCGACAGCGAGATCTATATTTGCCTCATGGTCTTCCTGGTCAAAGTTCGAGCCGTTTTGCAGCGTATCAAACATATAGTCGTTTACTTCAACCAAGCCCTCATTCACTTCGTCGCGCTCTTCCGGTGGAATTTCGGAACCGGCGCGAAGCTCGGACCATTTGGCGAAGTTCGGGGTGGTAAAGGACTTTACGCGGGACGCAAAGTTCTGAACGCTATGAACGGCAGTTGAATCGAATATCTTGTCTGTGCGGCTTTCGCCATACTGCGCCGTATAAAAGCCGCAACGGTTTGGCAGGGCCAAGTCATAACAGTCCTGCCATTTTGGCAACCAGTCCTCACGTCTTTTATGCGCTTTGGCATATCTGCGGATAATGACTTCCGTGCGGGAATCCCCGCTCGGCATCATTTCCGTTGTTCCAGGAATAATCGTGGTATCAGTGGCGCTTCCGGTAACAATCATAAATTAACCTGTTCCAAGTCCTACGGCGATACGCTTGTGCGTCGTGCCGCCGCCATATCCCGATGCACTTAACGGATCAGCTGCGGGAGCCGCGGTTGCCGTCGCTTGCTCTACCGGGGGTGATGCCGCTGGCTGACGCAAGGTTCTGACCGGTTCTGTTGGCGTAATAGGAATGCTTGGGCCGAAAGATCCAGGGGCAGGGGGGTTGCCACCGGCAGTCGTGTTAGGGGTTGATGCTGGCGTCCCGGTTGTAGACGTTGGACCTGCGCCGATACCCATGCCACCCAGACCGGGATTTTGCCCACCGCTGAAGCCGATGCCGCCAAGTCCCCCACCACTAGAACTTGAATTGCCGCCGATGCCGCCAAATCCGCCAAACCCTGCGCCTGTTACCGGCATAGCTAGCCTCCTAAATTACCCTTTGGGAATCCTAACTCGTCGCCCGATAAGAGGCTTTTGTATCCGCGCCGCCCACGTTTCAGTTGCGCTTTTTCCTCACGCTCTAAATCTTCCTGCTTTTTCTTCTCTTCAGCGGCTTGGCGTTCAGCCTCCCTCCGTTGCCTACCCAGTTCTGGGTCTGGCGGTGGTGGCGGCGGCGGCGCTTTCGGTGCTTTGAAAATTCCACCCATCTTATACCTCTCCTTCAAACGTAGGTTCGGCGCCCGCTTTCAACATGGCGCGGTATAAACCATGGGGGGTAAAACAAAACCCGCGAAAGCCGATGACATCCTTCATCATCGAAACACAGGTACGAAGCGAATAACCGTGCGTTACACAATGCTGTTCCGTCCAACTCAATGCTTTGCCGTTCCGTTTTGCAAAGTGGATGAATCTTTCCACATCTACGGCTTCAGCAATACGCACAATGACCTGCCCCGGTTGCGGCTCGACAAATAGCCATTGTTTATTATCTGCGTCATAGGCAAATGCCATGACATGACGAAAGCCCTTTCGCGTCCAGATCCGCGCCCACAGCTGCTGCGGATAGCCAGGAAAATCCAAAAACAGCACATTCCAAATCAATGGACGGCAAAGCGTTGAGTCCGAGATGTCAGCCTCCCTTTTTGAATGCGCCGGTCAAAGATATTCTGTGACCGCTCCACTACATGCGGCTTGGCTGGTTTATCGCCTATTGTCAGTGCGCGGCCTTCACCGGCACCCAGCATGAGATATTGAAGCGCATCATGCGGGTGAGATGCCTTGTTCTTGGCTGGCCGCTCCTGGTACTGGTCGATAGTTCCGGCAACGGACGGAAAATTATATCCGCCGTTAAAGCCTTGTTTGAGAACCACGCAGCGCGGATCGATCAGAATACCTGGTTGTCCGTCAATCATGCGGTTGAGAACCGTCTCCACGGCTTCAATACGAATATCGGGATCGTTGGTCGGCGCTTTTCTGGCTATCAAGCCTTCAGCGCGGAAAATTCTAAACGGCGTATTTTCGTCGGTCTGTGCGCGATGATCGCCAGCCGGATCGCCGTAGATCAGAAACTTGGCACCTTCGGTAAGAGGAAACTCGCCCATTGCCTTTTTGATCTCACCGGCAAAGCGCTTCGCCCCCATATCCGAGCGCACCACTTCCTTCAGAATACGCCAGCGGCCATGAAGGCTCTGTGCGAATATCGCTGCTGGGGTCAACCCAAAATCCACACCCACCCATACGTCCTGTGACGGCACACATTCGAGCGGCTCCTTGGCGATATGTGCTTCCTGGCGGAATGTCGAATAGACCGGCTTGCCAGCAGAGTGGGTGCCGAGCTTGTTCATCACATACACGTCGATCCAGTCCTGGCCCTTACCTTGAATCAGGCCGGGGTAATAATCGCCATCCAGGTTTCTCACATTTTCGGCACGTTGATTGACATGGTATCCGGTGACTTCGCCCTGCGCGTTTGTCTTTTCCAGCATTCCGGGCGGCTGAGTGAAGAACTCCCAATCGGCGGGTGTCACCAGCGTCAGCCGGTCAGCCTCACTCATCCATTCCGGCACGGGTACTTCGCCAGCCATGATCGGCCACCAATGTTCTTCGGAAGGCGCGTTGGTATCCATAATCAGGCCCGACCATGTAGCCCCACCGTCCTTCATCGCCGGGAATCTTCGCAATCTGCTGGTTGCCGCATCCACGATCTGCTTCGGCACTTCACGGGCCTCGTTGATCCAGCAGAAAGTCAACTCAAGCGATAACAGCTTTTTAATATCTTCAGGCTTGTCGAGTGCGAGAAAGATTACCTCAAGCTCGATATCGTTGACCTTAATCATATGAATGAAGGGCGGCGACCATGAGAAATGCCCGAAATCGTTTTCCGGAAACCATTCGAGCCATGTTTTGGCCGTGGTCAGTTTTAGTTCCGGAAACGTATTCCGCACGATTGCCGCACGGCTGCGCCGAATGCCTTTATCGTCAGGTTCCTGGGCGCAAGCGCGGCGGAATATCTCTATACAACAGGCCGTTGACGTACCGGAGCCGATAGGGCCGCGTATGCCGCGAACAAATCTGTCCGACTTCATAAAGGATTTAAGAACCGTACCATCCGGCTTATAGGTGATGGTAGGCATTATCCATGCACGATAGGTTTTGCTGCCAAAATACCTGCATCGACCTGGGCCTTGATCTGCTTTTCAGCAACTTGCGGCCCAAGCGAGGCGATGATCTTGTCGCATTCATAATCATTGATATGCCGGTCAGGATAATGCCGCATTTGGACGCGGCGAACCGACGCTCTCAGGCGGCTTAAATCGTCATGGGACAGACCGGTAATCCACTCAAGTCCCTCGCCCATGATTTAGGCGTATTTCACAGCACGGCGAGGCTTTCTTGTGCGCTTTGTCACCTTTCTCTTGGTTCCAGGCTTGGCCCGTTTCGGTTTCTCGCCGTATCCTTTACCTTTAGGCATCGCTTTTCTCCATGATTGTTACCGGCCCCACAGAAGGAGCCTTTTGAGGCGTGAAAATATGCGTCTAATCCATCTATAGAGGCTGAAAAGACCATCGGTAACGTGCTTGGCAAAGATCATGTGGAACATCATTGCGTGGTTTCCAGCATCCTCGCGCCAGGAGACAAAATACCGTCCCGGCCATGCGCCTTCTGGCATTCAAAGCCAGCGTTTTCGAGGGTGGCGGTCCATGTACCGGAGCCAAAATTCATATAAATCCGGACGATATCTCCGGTTCCGGTAATGCCCTTGAAAATGCGGTTCTCACCAAACTTCTGCGAAAGTGTGTCACGCCAGATTTCGTGCGGGGGACAGCCTGGGGGTTGTTGACGCACGCCCTCTTGAGGCGTTGCGGCGATCAGTACGGCAGTCGTGGCTTCCAGTAACATCCCTAAACTATCCGCCTATGGCGATGGCCTTTCCTGGTGCCGGGAGAGCGCCGTTGACGCTGGGCTGCTTAGAGGAGGTAGAGTGGCGTCAACATAATCCAGTGCTAAAGATTCCGCGCTCATCCCGGCAAGACCATATCAACCCAAAAAACCCGCCAGGGCTACGCACAGACGTTTGCTCTATGTTTTAGAATCCCGAAAAGCATGAAGAACTTCAAACAAATCACAGCCCAATTCCCTATCAGTCAAATCATCATAAACATCCGAAACAAACTCTCTATCCGGCCTCAAAGCATTCGGCGCCCGACGACCACGGCCTACTCCCGATACCGGAACAACCTCTAGCTCGTACCCTAAAGCCCCTAAAATATTCTCCAGCTTACGAACCGTCGTTTCCCGCCGACCGCCTTCAACCGCCGCCAGCGTCGAAGCGGCAACCCCGGAATCCAAAGATAACTGAGACCGCGTTATCCCAGCCTCACGTCGTAACTCCCCTAAAACTACTCCCGTCCAATGCAAGGCACACTCCCTAGCAAAAATATACAATACGCCCTCATATGGGACTGCGTGCTTTTGAGAGCATTTCTAGCTGTGAGGGGCCTTAAGGGGAACGGTAGTACCCCACTTTCGGAGGGGGGGTCTGTTATAGACACCCTCATCCGAGGTCTATGTTGATCGACACGTCGTGCTGGTGCTGCACCTTTTCTGGTGCCTTGAACCCTGCACGATCGAGGAGATCCTTGCTTGCTTCGAGTTGCACATACTCACTCTTGGCACTGAGTGCTAAGCGATTGAGTACATGTGAAGCTCCAACAGCACCTAGACCAACCTGTTCTGCTACTCTCTGAAAGAGATATGCTTGAACATGAGGTCTTCGGAGAGTTTTAGAGGCTGCTGTTCGGCCACTCTCGCCTTTAGCGTATCCGGCGATTTCCGCTGCTCTTGTCACGGTCACAGGTCGCAACACGCCTTCACCGTCTGGCTCGCCTTCTACCATGGCATCAACGACTGCTTTCTGTCGTCTTGTCAGCTGTACTTCGCCAACTGGTGTTGGGACGGCGTGTTTGAGTTGCGACTGAGATTTCTTCTTCTTCGGCATGTACCTAGCTTCACTTCTGTAACGACTGCGGGGAATTATAGAAGGGCCGCGCTCTAATTTCTTGTCTACGCACAATGGAAACAGTGAGCTTTGTCAGCGTCTTAGGATTTCACACTTGCTAACACGGGAATACGATATCGTCATTTTGAATGTCGAGCCGTTATGGCTTGCTTCGCATATCAGGGGGCTTCGCTCCCCCGACACCCCCCGACAAGGGAACTGCTTCCCTTGACCCGCACAAGGGCTTCGCCCCTTGACCCCTAAGACTATGATCGATGGAACGATCATGTCTTTATTCCCTTCCTTCGTTACCCAGCAAGGGGTTTCACCCCTTGCATCCCCACCGGGGGTTACGACAAACCCCCGGACCCCCACGGTGTAGGCCGCTTAAGGACTGTGCTGCGTAGCGAACCCGGACTTCCGATTTAATACTGGAGAGGCATAAAGTGGCTACACTCAGTCGCGTAACTCCTTCGCGCTTTACGCCACTTTTCTTCGCTTCGCTCGGGGGGACTGTCTTCCAAATTCCAATTGGTGCGCTCCGCGCTCTTAAAGAGCATTAGCGATGCGTTCGCTAATGCATCCGGTGTTGCTGGAAGTCCAGAACCGCACTTCGCATCTAGTCCCACGCTAGTTTTGTTGCGTGTGTGTGTGTGTTTGCCTTGGCCGGGGCCGAGATGGGCTACACCTCACGACGGTAGAGAGTGGCTAAAGCCACACTTTTTGTTTGTTCCGTCTTATGCAAGTTCAAGGGGTCGGCGCACTTCGCCCACCAATCGATCCTAAACATCGTATGCGGTTCTTCGTCTTCTGGTAACGGCGGTTATTTCTGGAAATTACCGCATACGAAGGATCGCTAGGCGTTCTGCAGTGGCCTAAACGTAGTTTACCCCTTGAGCGTGCGTGAGGGATATCCCAAACGGCCCGCTACCAAGGCAACCACCCACACTACTTAAACATTTTTTGGAGGATGAGATGAGTAATTGCGATAACTGCAAAGTCTGTTCCGATTGTCTGCGCGACGAAGCGCCGACGATTAGCGAACTCGCCGAGGAGCAGACTCGCGCGAACCTGAATGCTCCCGACACTGACGATATACCTTTTTAACGCCTAATCCGGTTTCACCCGAGGGCGCTGGCAATACCGCTGGCGCCCTTTTTTTTGTCAACTCTACTGGAGGTTACCATGGACGACCATTTTGATACTGCTTGCACATCTTGTGGCGACATCGCTGCTACTTCAGACGATCTGCTTAATGGCGACGTTTGCTATCGTTGTGCCAGCGAATTTAAGGCGCAAATGCAAGATCCGCCTATTTCCTCTTATCGTCTTTATGGCGATTACCTTTAACATTTACGGAAAGACCGGTGGCTCCTCGCTGCCGGTCTTTCTCGTTTCAACAGAAGGAAGGTGCCTCATGTTTACGAGTTCTGCGTTCCTGGGATATGCCCAGACTATCCTCTTTACCCTCATACGCTATGGCCTCACTGGCCTGGATATCGCAGCTGTCTGGTATCTGAATATGCGGAAAAAGAGTCCGAATTTCTGGTTTAACCAGATGAATAAACCCGGTTCGAACGAATGGAGGAATATATGACTGATGCTGCAATTTGCCGCTTTAGAGGCGAATATCATTTCCTATCGAACCATTATCCCTGCCTAATAGAGCTTCGCGGTATAAGTTATCCATCCGCCGAACATGTTTTCCAGGCAGAAAAGTCTGATAGTAGGGAACATAAGATAGCGGTGGCACACGCTATTACCCCAGCTGTAGCCAAGCGGATAGGCCGTACCTGTGTATTACGGCCCGAATGGAATCGTGTGCGTATAGAATATATGCGTGCGATATTATGGGAAAAGTTTTCCCAGAATGGCGCCTTAGCAGATCGTTTGCTCGATACAGGTAACGCAACTTTAATAGAAGGCAATACCTGGGGTGATCGCTTCTGGGGCGTTGATCGCGCTGGTACTGGAATGAATCATTTGGGTCGTCTTTTGATGGAAGTCCGCGAAAAGCTACAGGCTGACTTTGATTCCTTTTATCTCTCCTAACTAAATTCTCCTAACTGAATCTGCCCAGAGCCTTGGAGGAAACTCCGAGGCTTTGGGCGATTCTATCTTAACCTTCAACAACACGAGGTCACCATGTCTGATATTAATACACAAGCTCGCGTCTTAATGGACCGGGAAGTAGTTGAAACCGCACCTTCTGCTCAGGACGCCTCTACGGATACCATGGACGCCAACCAGGAAGCCCTGGCGCAAAAGCAAATCGCTGATTTGTATGACGCATATTACAAACTGGCGATGCTTTTTGATATCGACATTGAATCCGTTAATCCGGACGAGGAGCCAATAAAATTCGCTGTGAACACTTTTTTGCGAGATGCCTGTTATCAGACCAAGCGCAATATCGACTACAATGAAAAAGCATTGGCTGATAAGGCCGTCATGTTACAGGGTATGGTTTCTCGTTTCGATGGCAGCGAACGGGCTGACACATCGATCCAGAACGTAAGCATCGTTTTGCGTGGTTTGGAAGATCAGCTGGATCTTTGGAAACTCGCTCATCAGGCCGCTTGCGAGGCTCATTACGAGCTAACGGGCAACGAATGGAAACCGGCTGGTGCGCGAAGTAGCGTCGACAATCAGACTGCTGCCACCGAAATCGCTCGCGAACTCGTTGCAAAATACGCGCCTTCTCAAAGCCCAGTAGAGCAAGCGCAAGCCGATGCCGAGCATTGGAAAAACGTAGCCGATGAGCGGCAGATAGCAGCTGCTGCCGAGTAGCACAGCTCCTGCATCCAACTTATCCGCCTCGATGGCCTTACAGCTGTCGAGGCGGACTTTTTCATTAGCTAGGAATGGACCACTCTACGAGTGGACTTATTTATAGATAAACAAACCGGCCGCTTCGCGGCCGGGGGGGTTCGCCCTCATACCAAATCTTCTCACATTCGAAACGTTTTCCACAAAATATAGTGCTAAAATTTATTACGAAAATTTATTACTAAATTTTAGTAATTTATTTCTCTGGTACCTGTGGTCTTATGAGATGGAGGAGGTGCTTATGTTGAAAATTGAAACCGTTGCTACACAACTGCAATCTGTTCGTGACAGTGTGTCTAAAGTCATTTTGGCTGATCCGAATCAACACAACTGGATGTATGGCTTGCAACTGAACCAATGCGATAACAACAATGACCTGGCTCTATATATAAATCATTTCCATAAGCTCACCAGTTACATCATTTCGGCAGATATGAAAATGCAATCTGTTATTAAAGAGCGTTTTCGATTTATCGAAGTCGATACTATGTCGCAACTTTTGACCGCCGAACTCAACAAAGATTTCCATACTCAACATGCTTGGCGAGGTCTGCTGAATCACACGATATTGCTGTCACGATCCGAGGCTATCGCGCACAAGTCTCTGGATGCACATTTAACAACACAAGACATTCTGCGGTTACCACTTGCAAGAAATGTGTCTACTGAAAGCATTCGCACTTTTTTGAATAATGAACGTGAACGCGGCAATCTCGTGCGTGGGGGAGTTAATCAAAAAACATTCTGGTGGGCGCCATCAGTCTCTGCAATCACCCAGTGGTGGATCATTCGCCTTTCATGGCATTGTGTCCGAACTGTGATGCTTGCCAGGATCTCACGCACCAAACATATGCACTATCGCAGCTATTGGGGTTCGTCCCTTGGAATGCCTTTGCATATTTTTGATACTGCCGCTCAAAAAGACTGGTCAATTCTAACCAAACCATTCATCGAAAATGGTCCGGATTCAGGATACCCCTACCAAGTCGGTGACAATAATCTTATTGAACTGCCTCATACAGAAAACTGATGCAACAATTTGATTCCTTTGCAGATGTAATAAAACAATTCGCTTTGCGAAGGAATCAACTCGGACTATCGCAAACAACAATTAACGAAAAACTAGGTGTAGCTGACAGATTGGTGTCGAAGTGGGAATGCGGGACCCGCCGACCAAGAGGATTTGAATTGTGGTGTTGGGCGCAAGCGCTCGATTGCGAACTGACCATCATTCCAATCCAGCAAAAGGAAGGGAATAATGCAAACGTTACCCACTTACCCGCACATACCCGCGTTGGGCAAAAGAGAAACCAGTCGCGCAGCCGCAGAAACTCTGAAAAACCCCAACAGCCTCAGAGCGCTTGCGCTTAAAGCAATTCAAACCGCTGAACAAGGTTTGACAGCTGATGAGATTGCCTCATATCTGAGAGTATCGAAACTCAGCATTCGACCACGTATTACCGAACTGAACCGCTTACACGAAATTTTCGATAGTGGTATCAGACGAAAAAATTCCTCCGGGAAAAAAGCAATTGTTTGGCTCGCGGTCTAATCATTATGAATCGCGAGCCTTTGCGGATTGTTATCGCAGGGAAACCTGTCGCTAAAGCACGACCTCGCTATAGCGCCAGAAGCAAACACTTTTATACGCCCTCAAACACACGAAAAGCCGAAGACGTTATTCGGTCTGAAGCACGGCTGGCATTAAAAAATCAGAAGCCATTTCTCGGACCTCTCCGCGTCCGTGTTGACGCCCTCATACCAGTACCGAAAAGCTGGCCTGGAATTAAAAAAGACTTGGCTCTTTCTGGTCGCGCACATCCGGGAAAACCGGATGTTGATAATTACGCCAAGCTCGCTCTCGACGCCTTGAACGATGTTGTTTTTGCCGACGATGCACAAGTCGTAGATGTCCGGGCAACCAAACAATTCGCGATCAAAGGCGCGACAATCATAACTGTCGAGGAATACAGAAAATGCGTTGTTTAGAACCCGGATGGATGATGAGGCCACCATTTTCGGGCGGAACTTTCGACAAGCGATCCGCCTGGATGTGGATTTTAAGCGCAGCTGATCCACAAGCAGGGCGACTTCATATCTCAATCCGAGATCTCGCCATCGTTCTCGACTGGTCCAAGGATAAGACACATCGCTTTCTGAACGAGCTAATTAACTACGGCTATATAGCGACGGACACTGCGACGGGGATCACTCTCATAACCATTTGTAATTATGAGAGATTATTGGCGAATCCATGGATCAATGAGACAGAACGAGCGACACCTCATAAGAAGGTGAGCCGCCGCAAATCTGCGCGAAGTCTCCCTGACGACTTTGCAATATCTGATGACATGAGGAATTGGGCAAATGAAAAAGCTATCGGCGTCGATATCGAAATTGAGACAGAACGATTTTGCGCCTACTGGCGAGCAAGAGATGGACGTTTCGCCCGATGGGACCAAGCCTGGAAGAATTGGGTCCTCAAATCGAACGAATTTAACCATCGTAAACGACCGGCGCGTGGCACAGCCGCCGCCACCGATGAGCGACGAACTGCTCTTACTTTGGCCGTCACTTCTCACAGACAGGCAGCTGCCGAATAACTCATGGCCTATGCCTTATGACCTCGATTTTGAGGTCGATGACTTAGATTTCCACAAGGAAGAATGTGATCTGCTACTGGCTCCATCATCAGATGCTCAAGTCGTACAAATTCTTGATGATGTTTGGGAAGTGCTATCCGCGTCAACTCTCAGCACAACGGCATACAAAGGATATATCGAAGCGTTGATCGAGATTCCTCCCGATCTTCTGAAAGAAGCAGCAAGCATTGTCATCAAGACATATGTTTACCCATCCCCTCCAAAACCTGCTGACTTTTATCAGGCCATTCAAAACAAGCTGGACGAGCGAAAAATCGCGTTACAGCGAATTACATTGATGGCCGAACGTAAAAATTACATTCGCAGGTGGAAAGAAAAAGGATCACAAAATGCAACTCACTAATACATTGGGCTTACCCGATGCAGTCGTCCGGGCGGTAAAAAACGATAATTATAATCGTGGTGAATCTGACATCACGGTTACAGAGCTTATTTCCCCGGCCCAACAGGTTGCCCTCAAACATAAACACAAGGATGACATCGTTGAGGATGTGTCTGACCGGATCTATTCGCTAATGGGTCAGGCAATGCACATTGTTTTGGAACGCGCAAATGTTACAGCAATTGCCGAGAAACGTCTGTACGGCACTGTTGCTGGTTGGCGAGTGGGAGGGCAATTTGACTCCCTGGCTGTCCATTATCCAACAGATTCATTACAGCAAAAGGCTGTATTGATTGATTTCAAACAAATGAGTGTGTGGGAAAAAATCTACGGACTTCGCGCTGAAAGAACTGAACAACTTAATTTACTGGCATGGCTCGTAGAAGAAAATTACCCGAACCTCAAACTTGAACGAATTGAAGTCATTAGTATTTTCCGTGATTGGTCAAAACGCGAAGCGATGCGCCGCCGCCAATCAGGTGATACTGCATATCCGCAACATCAAGTAGCGGTTATTCCAATCGAAATGTGGCCTCAAGAACAACAGCAAAAGTTCATTGAAGATAGAGTCCACCTTCATCAAGAAGCACAATCATTAGCAAAAATGCCGTCCTGCAGCGAGGAAGATCGCTGGATGAAACCGACGACATTTGCCCTGATGAAAAAAGGCAGAAAATCTGCGCTTCGTGTAACAAACAGTATCGAAGAATTGTACGATTACGCCCGCAACAAAAGCCTTCTTGACGACGCATCTGAACTCAAAACAGGTCACGAAATTGTAGAGCGTCCCGGCGAAAACATTCGCTGTGCCGATTACTGTTCCGTGTCTGACTTTTGTCCTCAGTGGGCGGCGATCCAAAAGAATGAAAACACGACGGAGCATTGAGGCATTCATATGTTTGAGATTGGTCAAAGTGTCACAGTTGCCGATATCGGTTCCGGCAAAGTCGTTGGTCGTACTTTCAATGAACCGGAACACATCACATACGATGTTGAACTAGCAAATGGAACAATAATGCCATCACTCACACTTCTGCTGCTGGCGAAAGACCCGGATAAATTAACTAACTAGAGGAGATGCCAAATGAAAGAAGGACGAACAATTGCCGCATTGGCTCAAGAATTAACTGACCGCAAAAACGAAAAACATGACTTTCTTGCCGACACCCGGAAACTGACAGCCTTCAGTAATGATAATCGTATTAAAATTTCCGGATTACCGATGCCTGAAACGGAAATGCCAATTAGCCCTTACGAACGCGCTCTTTCCGCACCTGCTCTTTCACAACATGCCTTACGACAAGTCGGATCACGTCTCAACATACCTGCTAAATATGTTGATCGTATGGCTGAAGATGCACCGCATCTTCTGGCGACTAACATAAATCATTGGTTTGAACATGAACCAGAAACAAGGCTGATACGAACCAACAACCAGGGTGTTCGTGCGTTTCTTTCAAATCGATATCGCATTATTGACAACGAAGAAATTGCGGAAGCCGTGCTGCCAATATTGGCGGAAATACCGGATCTGAAAATTGAAAGTTGCGAAGTAACGGACACCAAAATGTATATCAAAGCGGTTGACCCGCGTATCCAAGGTGACGTGGTTGGTCAGATCGTTCAAGGCGGTGTCTGCATTTCCAACAGTGAAATCGGCATGGGATCGGTATCGGTAAAACCGATGGCTTTTGAGTTGCGATGCCTCAATGGCTGGATTACCGACAAAGGCTTGAGCAAATATCATATTGGGCGCCAGAGCAGCGACGAAGAGCGTGTTCGAGAGATCATGTCCGATGAGACAATGGAAGCCGATGACCGCGCTTTGATGCTGAAGCTCCGCGATGTTCTCAAAGCAAGTCTGGATCAAGTTCAATTCGATAAGACACTGAACAAAATGCGTGATGCTCACGATGTTGATATCGGTGATCCAGTTAAAGCGATTGAGGTCATCGAGAAGAAGGGCTGGCTGAGTAAGGACGAAGGGAAGTCTGTTCTCAAACATCTTATCGAGGGCGGTGACTTATCTGTTCTCGGGCTAGGCCAAGCTGTCACACGCGCCTCACAAGATCACACAAGCTATGACCGCGCCACTGATATGGAAAAACTCGGTGGCGACATTCTTGAGTTACCGAAAACTGCCTGGACAACAGAAATGAAAATGGCTGCATGAAATTCCAGAGGGGTGGCACCTCTCGGGGCAACGCGGTGGCTGCTTAGGCAGCAATATGAATTTCGACAAGATGCAGCGATTTCATATTTGTCCTTTGACTAAGCGCTCTTGAAACGCTCCACCCCCGGCGATTTCCCGCTCGCTGTGGTTAGCTAAAGGGCGTAGCACCGCACCACTACTCTAATGGAGGAACAACTAATGACTGCATATTCACATGAACTTGAACACAAGATCGTAACGATTAAGAACGTCGATATCGTCGTAAAGACCTTTTCCTCGGTGGACAGCGACTGGGACGCATTGATGGACGCCCTCAAGAAAGTCGACCGCCGTTACGGTTTCGAAATTCGTTTTCACGAGTCGCCTTTAGGACGATCTATCGAGTGGACCGCCGAACCCGACAAAGAGCGGAACGAGGAAGACCAAAAGGCTGAAAGAGAAGCTGAAGCCGAAGCCAACAAGGCCGAAACCGTCGCGGCAGCAGCAGAGTGATGTTTACCGATCAACAGGTTAAAGACCTGTCCGATAAACTGGATCGCAGCAATGTTAAAGAACGCAATCAAGGCGGTCGTGCTGTTTCTTACATAGAAGGCTGGTGGGCTATAGCGGAAGCCAACCGTATTTTCGGCTACGGTAACTGGGAACGCCGAACACTCTCTAATGAGTGTGTGGCTAACGACAATGTGCGCTGTACATATGTTGCGTGTGTCCAAATCACGGTTCGCTCTGAAGACGGCACCGAAATTGTCCGACAAGGCACCGGAGCCGGTCACGGCAAAATGAAAAATGCTGGTGATAATCATGAGTCTGCCGCAAAGGAGGCGGAAACAGACGCAATGAAACGCGCTCTAATGACCTTCGGAAATCCGTTTGGCTTGGCCCTTTATGACAAGGATAAAGCGGAGGTTGGTGAGTCTCGTGCAGCGGAGGAAAAAAAGGAACACGCACACGCCGCCGCTACCAAACAATGGGAAAAAGATAAGAAGTGGGTCGAGGAACAGATTAGCAAATGTAATGAAACCAAGTGGTCATCAGAACAGACATTTGAAAAATGGCTAACCTCGATTCGTCCCGAAGCCTCCCACGTTCAAAAAACTAATCCCACACTTCTCGCGCAACTCAAAGTCGAAATTGATGAGCGTAAAGCCATCATGGCTGAGTCCGAACCCGCACAAGCCGCCGCTGAATAGGAGGAGATATGCTTAATAAAGCAACCTTGATTGGCCGACTAGGCCGTGATCCAGAAATCCGTCACACACAAGACGGTAAACAAATCGCCACATTCTCTATCGCAACCTCCGAGCGCTACATGGATAAATCCGGCGAGCGGCAAGAAAAAACCGAATGGCATAAGATTGTTGTTTTTGGAAAAACGGCTGACATCGTGGAAAAATATGTCGGCAAAGGCACTCTGTTATATATCGAGGGCAAGCTGCAAACCCGTAAATGGGAAGATAAAAACGGCGCAGACCGTTATACGACTGAAATCGCCATCGGCGGATATGGCACTACACTGCAAATGCTGGATACCAGAAACTCGAATGGTGCCAGTAAGAAACCACAAGCCACTAAACCAGAACAATCTACGCCAGCATCAGAAGCTATCGATGATGTTGGCTTTGATGACGACATTCCTTTTTAGACCGATATTAGTTTGAGAGGAGGAACCGATGAACTTTTCTATCAACCTTGGGATATTCGTTATCATTGGCATGATTATGGGCTGCATTCTCGTGTTTATGGCATCGTTTTTCCGCAAACGATTTAAGGAATGGCTGGATCGCAATAGCCCCCATAATCCCGATAGCGCTAACTATAAATATTGGAGAAAGGACTAAAAGGATCATGCTTACGACTATGACTGACGAGCAAAAAAGTATGATTGAATCGTTCAAACGTGATCTCCCATTAATTTTATCAGGGGATGATCCTCATAATTATCCGGCTCAATATTGTGAAATACATGATCCCAAAATTGCCCATACATTACAAAGTATTTTAGAAAAAGTAGCATACTATTACCAATATACCATACCGGAAATGGCATCAAAAGAACCAGGACGAGATCGGCAATTAAAAATAGCAAGACAGCTGTACTTCTATTTGGCGAGGAAACATACAGCACATTCTTATACCAAAATTGGAGAAGCGCTAAATCGTGACGCGACTACTGCTAAATCGGGAGAAGATCGTATCAAACGACTAGCCGGTGAGTGGTTCGGAACGACTTCCATATCTGCCATTGAAAAATTAATGGGTGTCTAATGAGTGCTTCAGCCATCGAACCACCGCCCCAATGGCCCGCCGTGCTAACGCCGCCGCTGTTGATGCAATATCTTGGAGTGAAATCTAGCTCTACATTGATGCGGCGTGTTCACGCGCTAAAGCGCTACGGACTCCCTGAAAAGGACTCTGAGCTTAATGGCTGGCTGCGAACAGAAATTGATGATGCACTGGCGAAGAAACGTGGCATAATTTCTAGTAGTGCTGGGCTGATGGGAGAGCTAGAAAAATGGGAGCCATTTTGAAATTAAAATACACATATCAAATAGCCAATAATGGACAACCCCGTGGGACGGGACCAGCAATTAAAAATTGGTGGTGGGTGCCACCACTGTGGGCGCGGAAACTCGGTGCGAAAGCAGAAATGCTTGGCCCCGAATTAACCAATGATGCCATCATTAAAAGTCGCCAACGAACCAAAGAATGGACTGACGCTAAAAATCCAAAAAAAGATACACCTATACCGTTTTCATTAGCTGCGGCTTGTCTCAGTTATGAAAAAGGTCCCTGGTTTGTTAATGTTGGCAAAGACACAAAACCTGAAATACTAGTAGCGTTAAGCCTTATAAAACAATCGCCGCTCGCTAAAATTCCTTGTGATAAAATCGAACGCAAACATATTCGTGCCTTTCATGCAAAAATTAAAGAATCAGCTATTGCTGCTGGAAACACTGAAAATAAAGCAAATAAAACGATCAAGTGGTTAAGGCGGGTTCTGAATTGGGCAAAAGAAGATGGTTGGTATAAGCACGAGAATCCGTGCAACCAGCTTGGCCTTCGACATTCTAAAGGGCGGAATAAGAAAAAACATCTGTGGACGACTGGTCGAATAGACAAAATGATTCAAACCGCATTAGATATGAATTACCCGGCTGTCGCATTCACGATCTCGTTTGGTTACGATACGACCCAACGTCTTACGGATCTTTTGACTGCTACATGGAATGATTTTGACGGTGAGGGCGTGGATTTCACGCAAGCCAAAGTCGAAGATAACGACGAAGGCGGCGAGGTGTGGGCGCCACTGTCAAAACGATCTTTGCAGCTTCTTCCTGCGCGTAAATCTATTCAGATCATTTTAAAAGATTCTACGCAACGACCATATGACAAGGATTCGTTCGGAAAGGATTTTAGAAAAATCCGCAAAGCTGCCGGTATTCCAAATACTTTGCAGTTTCGTGATTTGCGACGGACAGGCGCAACGGAAATAGCCACCGGAGGGGGGCGTTCCGAGCCACTCACCGGCCATGTGCCAGGTTCTCCCATGTTGCGTGTCTATGAAGTGCCTAATAAAGCCGCCGCAAGACAATCTCAAACTTCGCGGAAACCACAAGATCGATGGTAAATAAGAAACAAGGAGTTGCAAAACGATCAAAAGATAAGAACAAAAAACGACCAAAAGACTAGGTAAGAGACTAGAAAAAGACTAGGTATCACCATTAGACTTGACCAATATGCCCATGTGTATTAAGACAAAAACCGCAGATATCTGCGACTTTTTGAAGGTTTCTTGAGATCTGGGGGTGTAGCTCAGTTTGGTTAGAGCGCCGGCCTGTCACGTCTGAAGAAATGGCTTCCAGCCTCAAATCCTAGTCTTTTTGAGTGTTTTTCACTCACGCAATTTCAATGGCTTACGAGCCAGAGACTAGGACTTTTAACTCCCCAGGAGGAGGCTGATGAGAAATATTCACAACCCGGATGACTCCGGAACAATCATTGCACTAACTGACAGAGCAATGTCTTTGTTAGAGCCTTCAATCGAAAACATTTACCACCATTGTGCAGACATATACATAGATGAAAAATACCCAGACCTTATGCACGGGCAACTTCAAAGGGATCTCGAATCTGTATTGCGAACCTGCCCGGATATTGATCTTCAAAAGATGCTTGATTTTGATGATTTCAATTTCGCGCATGACCTTCTAGGCATTATCGCAAATCTTGATAGAGCAGACGGTTATCCGGCTGTTTTAACGAATTGCTTTCTCCCGCGTTGCGCTAGTCATTTGACTACAGACCATCCCTCCGAGTTTCCGCGCCCATGGCGACGCGATATATAGCCGACCAACCATAAAACGCCTGTACGCCGCTCTCAGCGCCTCTGAGGGCCATACCACCTATTCATATATATCTAAGAGAGGATGAGTGATGAAATTACTCACAAAGGATCTCTGTGCCAAATTGTCAGCCCAGGCAAAACAGCCGTCACACGATCACATCCCAATCGTGAAGCTATTCACACCCGACGCTCAAGCCACTTGGCTGCTGACCGAACTCGCAGACGATGGCGACACCGCATTCGGCCTCTGTGATTTAGGACACGGCTATGTGGAACTTGGTTCTGTCAGCATTTCTGAACTAGAGTCTGTCACTGGTCCAATGGGTTTACCAGTTGAACGAGACAGATATTTTCAAACCACACAAACAATTGGGGAATTACTCAAAGAAACACAAACCGAGCCATTTGGTTACAGGAGTTTGGCAGCATGAAAGATTGGAGGGCGTGAAATGCTAGGAGGATACGACTACGCCAACGGCATGAGTAATCGTGCAGTAGCAGCTTATGACATTGGCATTAAGCCGCTCAGCAAGATCACTCTCGATGACTTAAGAAATGCTGGATGGGCAGGGACAAAGTCGCTCGCCATATCCCTCGCCAAAGCTGGCCATTGGGTGTCCACAGAATGGCATCACACCGGAGGTACTTGGTTTAACCGAGCCGACTTCTATGACCCTGAACAACTCATCGGGTTCTGGAATGATCTCACACCAGATGAACGCGATGACATCGTGGCGGAACTGACCGCAAGTCAACCGAAAGAGAAAACTATCCGAGTGACTGGTAGCTACACCGAGTGGGGTGGATCACGACGAAGGCCACGGAAACTGGGAGAGGTATCCTTTACGGGGACAAAGAAAGGTGATTGGATCTTCATAGACGATGGTGGGCGCAAGAAAGCGTCTGGCAGATGGATTAGCTGGAGTCCGATATGCACAAATGGATAGTCGGGATTGATCCCTTCGACATGGATGAACAAGGATGGATCATCCATCGCAAACCACCGGAGTTCATTGCGAAGTGGACCACCGAAGACGAAGACACCGCCGTTCTGTCTGATCTGGTTTACACCGATGCCGCCGAAGAAACGGCCCTGGCGATTTATGACTTCGAATGGGGCGACCAGATGCCCAGCGAAAAGATGTTTCGCGAAGTGATGGCCGAGGGCATTCATGCAATCGATGAATATTTGACCACAACCCTGGAGATGAGGGAGGCTGAATAATTGCCGTTACTTTGGCGGATGCACCCCGTTGTGCATATTAGACAACTTGTCAATTTCTCTGCGTAGCTGTGCTACTTCGGCAATGATGCTCGCTGTTTCTCTTGCCCTTGCCTCTCGCTCCTTTGGAGCCAACATCCCAGACATCACATCCAACCGTTGAGCATGATTTTGAATCGTGACCTCTTGAGAATCGTTAGACTTGTCCATCGTCCGTAGTCGGTCCTCAATGTCCGACAACTGCTCTATAACGGCCTGAAGTTTTGTTTTAACAATGACAAATGCGGAAACAACGCTGGCTAACATACCGCCTAATGTCAAAATCATCCTTGCGTCGATTTCCATGTCTCACACCAAACCACATGGCTTCATTTATTCGCGAGTGTCTTATCTTGACCAGCACTGCTGCCAAAGTAGTAGGCGACAACAGTTGACGCCGTGCCGCCCAACCATCCCACCGCCAAATTCAGAAAGCCCTCAGACACCATCATATGTTCCGGCAAAAATGTAACCGCTCCGATATAGCCGAAAAACGAAAACAGCGTGAGTATCGCCAGGATAGCTGGAATTTTGTCTTTGATCGCAATTTCACGCGCTCTGGCGCTGGCGCGATCTTCCGCATAAATTCTTGCTGTTTCGATCCGCTCTTCAGATAGCTGCATCCTGAGATCAACTTGCAGCTGATCGTCGTCCTGCAAAATACGCTGGGCGTGTTTGAGTTGTTCTGTGTTGGTGATTTCATCCAAACCCGTCACGGTTTTCGCAACACCAACAACTTTTTCCGCTATCTTCTCGGCTTTCTTTTTATCGGTTCCGGTAATGGAGGACACCAAATCCGGAACGAAGCTGGACGCGAGATCGAGCGCTAACGGGATGAGACTGGCGATCATGGCGATTACGCGGCTTCTTGCCACGCCTCTACATATCTTTCAGCGGTCCCAGCACCTAATTCGGTGTTGTAATACTTTTTATAATAAGCTCCCTGGGCCTCAAAATCACCGACTGGCGGCAATGCCTCTTTTACTCTGCGATAATGTATCCGGCACATAGCCGCACCGAAAAATAGATTACCACTCAATTGCGCTTCTGGAATCGGCCATACCGTCATAAGCATGTCCACTCGGTTTTTCAGATTAGCTCTGTATCTTAAATAATTATCAAATATGTCCTTCAAGGTAGCTGGCTCCATTTGCCAAAGACCCATAGCTGGACCGCCCCCATCTTGATCCAAACTTACAGGGCCATGCAGATAATTTTCTGTAATTGCTGTACCAAGGACTAATTCTTCGGCAGCTTCTGACCAACAATCGATATGTTGAAGTGTTGGGCGAATAACGTGTTTCATAAGATCGTCAAGTTGTATCCCAAATGACATTTGTGCTGATCCTTGGTGTTAATAATCTGACGATATAGAACTGACGTTATTCTTAATCGTCCTCTGCTGTCGATTTAACATTTTCATATATTGCATCTAGGCGATTAAATTCCGCTTGCTCCGCGTCAATAATCTTTTCGTATTTCGCCTGAGTGGCCTCGTCCAAACCG